ACACCTTCAACGGTGCACATTTTAACTTCCTTAATTGTTGTAGAATGTTTATATGTGGATGGGGGCACGTACTCCTCGGGTGAACTGAGAATAACGCTCTTATGCACATGATACACGAAAATAGGGGTACCAGGTTTCAGATCTTTCATCTCAAGTTCCTCATGCATGTAAGCTTGAAAGCTTGTTGTATCCCCACCGGATGGCAGACTTACTATCACAGCGTCTGAACCATAAACTGGTCGGATATTGGCTTCGTTCACTAAAGCAGTGAATTGTTTGATTCCAGCACTTGGATGTGTTCTGAGTGTCACTTTATATGTTGTGTCTGGTTTGAAACAATGATCAACAAAGATCCATTCAATGCCTCCTAGAGGAAAAGCATTACACCACTCAGGCTCACCATGCACAATATCAAGCTTCTCGTCGTACTCCTGTACGACCACCATATGTAGATTGCGATCTATTTTCGCTTCCAGTTGATCAAGTGTCGAAGACTTGGATGCCTCTGGGTATACAGCAACATTAGAATAAATTCTCTTGTATTTGTCATCGCGCTCTATCAGAGTTCGAGGTACTTTTGCTGCTGCTGCGATGCGTGAAATAATGGCACCTTCTGATTTGTACAGCTGTTCTTTTGGGACAAACATATTGTGAATGGCCAGACCAGTTAAACCGAGAGCTCCAAGTGTCAAAAGACCTGCCGTAACAGGATCTCTTTCCACTTTCTTCCGCATATCACGCAAGATATCGGAAACTTTTGCTCGGGTTTGTCCGATCAAATCAACAGCTCTATCACGCCAAGGTCGATCTTCCGGGATGAAATCATCATCTGTTGGCACAGCGTCCAAACCAAAAGTGAAATCATCAGGAGTCAGTGGTTTATCTGAGAATTCCTTAGTAATTAAATCTTGGAAATATGTACTCGAAAGACAACCAGTCTCCATCTTCAAACCAGATGGAATGAAGGCTTCAGATTGATTCACCAAAGGCACGAAATCACCATCAAGAGCACACTTGGCACAAGGCAATGTATACAATGAATGGTGTTCACAATGTTTCTGATTGTGAAGATCTGTGGAAGAAGATACTATCTCCTCCTGAAGAGCAAAATATCCAGGTGTGGTGTTCTCCAAATAGTCGATTAAATCGACAATGGAAGCACCTTTCTTAACCGGACGAATGCCCCACAAATCTTGCATTTCATGACCCACAACTCGTTTTACATCAACAACTCCTAAGTCAATATCCCAGGCATCAGGCATGGAAGTCTTCGCAAATTTAGGATGAAGTCCACCGGTAGGTCCAGTAGAATCCTTTCGCAAAGCGACATCAATCACAAGATCGAATCTTCGCATAATCGAAGCAGGGTTGACAGAGAATAGAGATGCATGCAAATCTTTGGTGTTGGTTGTGACAACGACCAATTTACAACGAATGTCCATTTTGCCCTTTTTGTCCGCTTCTGGACTAAGAGCACTACAGTGCATGTTGTTGATAAATTGAATCAAAACGAATAGAGGATTGCCATCAGCCTTCTCAGGCTTGGTATTTCCCATATCATCAAAACATACGCAAATGTGTTGTGATCGAAAATCGGATTGATATTTGTCATTACCATTGATCGTGCATGAATACTCTTTGCCTTCTGGAAATCCATTGGCTCTACACACAGCATGCGTAACTAGAGTTTTGACTGCACTTTTGCCGACCGAAGAGGGGCCACGAATTAGGACTGCATACGGTTTTATCCGCAATCCACTTTCATGCCAATGCGCTTGAAGATCACATGCGAGCTTATCAAGAGTCACCAAGCGCTGGTTGTACTCACGTACTAACAACGGTTGATCAAAGACTTTCTTTTTCATAGCAAGCATGGCAAATGATGTTGTAGTTAACATAACGAGAATCGCAGATTCATCTTTAATTCCATATTTTTCGTCAGCCAACTTCATTTGACCAGTCATATTTAAATGAATGGCATCCACACATTTTCGGTATTGGGTGTCTAACTCATCAGCATCTTCGTCGAAAATCAACAAGGCGAAATTTTTGGTCAAAATCGCCGGGATCACCGAATCAGCAAGCCAATCCAAAGTGCCAAATAAATGGTGAAAAATGGAAGGGTGTGCTTTACGAATCGCTGTGACATGAATAATCTTGAAGACTTCATCAGTCAAACCATTTGTCGCTTTTTCGGGCATCATACCTCCTAAAATCAGAAGATTCAAAAGCCCTGCTAGACGTTTACCGAATGCTCCTTGGGTTAGGGTCATCCAATTCTGTGAGAACCAGCCTGCTTCTCGTTTCAAACCAGGTGTAATAGGCTCCCACTCGACATCAACACGCTGTCCTTCAGGATCTTCCATCAGGATTTGTTTGACCCATCGCATAACTTTCTTAGTTAAACTCTTGCCTGCTGTCCAAGTCTTGATATACTGGACAATGGGAATGAGCATGTCAGAAAGGCTATTGCGAGATTGGAGATCCAATAACAAGAGAATTAATCCTTCAAGTCGGGATAAAAGTGCATCATACACTTCATCACCCTCCTCAAATTGAACTGTCCTCTTGATGGAAT